CTTCAACTTACTGAGGTAAGTAAGCCGCGACCAGGGCCTCACGGCCCTGTACTGGTAGGTCCGACGTACAAACCCCACCGTCGGGTTAAATACGTCTCTCTTCCTCCCCCCCTCCCGACCTGTTGCCCAAATGTGCAGAAACAAGGCAACGCGCTCGTCGGGATCTAACTGTCTACGGACAGGTAGAAGCGATGTGGAAAGCTCTTTGGGAGCTTCCGGTAGACAGGTGAAGTTCCTGTTCCACATCGACCGATGCCGCTCGTGGGCGACATAGGACTTCGGGTTCAACCGAAGCTGGGTTGGGAGGAAACCCCATTTCTTGCCGATTCTGGACCGAATAAAGGCATCGGTCCAGGGTACAGACCAGGCGACCGCTTTAGCAGCGTGCAGCATCCCTGGGTAATCGGCAAGAAAACCACCTCTCCGCAAGTGGCGAATCTCGCGCCACTTGCCCCCTCTCCCTTTCAGAAACGCGGTCGAGTTGATCTCTGCAACCGTTTCTGATCGAATTGTCTTCAGATCATTCAACTTGTACCCGCTAGGGTAATCTGAGACTTCGAGATAGCGGTGCGACGATACAAGCGTGTCGTCACCGTTAACAAGGACATTCCCTTCTTCCCCGCGGAGCGCCCAAAGCGCTGCGAGGTAAGAGTGAAGGGAAAGGAGGGGAAAGGAGAGGTAGCTCCCCATCATCTGCCCATGCGATACTTCCTTTTCCTCTCCGGCACAATCAACAAGTGGCCGGAGCGACTGGAACGCCCGTAAGCGTACCGGTCCTGGGATGATTATGCTCTTTCGAAGCAAAGAGCCAAGTATCGCCTCTGTCACCTCAAGTGACAGGTTGTCTGTGGCGCTTACCAGATCTACCGAGGTCTGGCAAGGGTAAACACAGGCAGATGATATTTTCTTCTCCGTGGGAGGTCCAACAAGGCGCCACTCCTGCCGCATCAGATGCGACTCGATGGCTTTGTGAAGAGGAGCTAGTATTTCGGTGCTCTCGTCATAAATGACGAGAGGTCTGCACTTACCAGCACTCATCACTTCCTTGTACCGGGCCCTGACTGGCTGATCGATCGGGATAGATCGGC